CCTGGATGCGGCAACAACTTGTAAAAGGCGTCGTCTGTACTGTAGACGTCATCGGCCCAGACAAACCTCTTGACCGCGCCAAGGGACTTGCTATTGAGGTAGGTGTGCAATGGCCACTTTTCTGCAATGTTTTTAATGACTACATCCAAGGTTTGTCTGCCTGTGTATCGCGTGCCGTTATCGCTGTAGTCAATATTTTTAAGGAGAGACAACGCATCTGTTGCCACAATTCGCACCTCACGCTGTGCGCTGTCCTCTGTGTATTCAAATTGTTCGTTTAGAATACTGCCAACCCATATCACTGCGCTGTCTCTTTCTATCTCCACGATGTACTCTCCATCTTCAGACAGAGCAAGCAAATTGATAAACGTGTCCAATGCGCCAAAGGTGTCTGGACTCCAAATGGTTCCAATTTCCACACGCGAATGGACAATACCAGGCACCAACAACTGGTCGTCCACGCTTTCATAGATGAGCGCAAAGCCGTTGGTGTCTAGGCTGAATTCCTTTGTAGAGTCAGAGCCAGAAAGCGTGCTAATTATTCGCACAGTGTACTGGTCATCGTTTACGCTGCGGCCATATCCTGTGGCGATGATGTAGCTCATGAGTATCGGTTGCGGTTAATGGTGTTACGTGCATTGCTCAAAAAGATGTCATCGCCTTTGATGCGTCCAACAACCTCGACGACGTTGCCTCCCATCATATCCTTTAATTTAGACAATGGTGCGATAACCTCGGGATCTATGCGCGCATTGCGATTGTCGCCGATGAGGGCGGTGGTGGGTCCGTAAGCCAATCCTCCATTGGCTAGGGCTGGCATGCCTACCCTATCAACCAAAGCCATGCCTGCAGTCAAAAGTCCAGCCGCCACAAAAGGGAATGCTGGGCCTGTGCCTGATGCTCCCTCGATTGCGTTTTGTACCACCTTGGCCTTGGCTGCTGCAAGGTATCCTTTTATAACACTTTTGACGACTTCTAAAACGCCTTGGCCAAAAGTCATTGTTGAGTTCAACGCTGTGTCAATGCCATCAGTAAAGCCACGCAACAAAGATTGCATGCCATCGCTCATTTTCTCTACGTTGTCGGTGACGTTATCGCTCACCTCTACTGTGACAGCGTTAAGCTTTTTAAAGAGGTCTGTCACTGTTTGAGTAGCTGGCGCCAATGACTCTTCGACTACTGCACCAGCTCCACTAAATAGGGAGCTAAAGCGGGCCATGATTTCGGCACGTGTAGGCAAGGCGTCCTCACCTAGCAAATCAATCTCCTCAGCATAGATGGCTTCGTTAACTGCATTGATTAGCTCAGTGCCTATTTCTGCGCCTGTCGTCACCACGTCAACGGCCACATTTTTGAGGCCTGTTGTAATGGTGTCAAACGCTCCGCTAAAGTCGCCAGAGATAAGCTGCGACAATGACTTGACAAGCGTACTAATAATGTCCAACGCTGCACGAAATGCTGTGGCAATTGCTTTGCCTAGATTCGTGAATGCAGTTTGGACAAAGGCCACCACAATGCGAATAGGTACAATCTTGTTGTACAGCATGATCATGAGGTTGGCCACCTGGGTAATGATTGGCCGCACGTCATCATAGAAGTAGACAAAGGCAGCAACTAGCGCACCAATGGCCAACACGCTTGCGCTGATCGGTGACGTCAACAAAGTCAATCCCTGCACAATCTTTGGCAAGATGACAAGCAACGGTCCAAACGATGCGGCCACACCAGCAATGGCAATGCCTATTTGTTTGGTGCTGTCGTCTAGCTCTGTAAACTTCTGCGCTAGGTTGGTAAAGGCGTCCAGTGCTTTGCTGGCAAATGGTAACAACTCTTTGCCTAATGATGCCGCTGCAAATTTTGCTGTGTCTAGTGCTGTGCTGAACTTGCCACTTACAGTGTTGCTCAAGCGGAGCATTGACCCTTCAAACAATCCTCCCTCTTCCGTCAATCCTCGCAGCACATCGTTGAACTGCTCTACACTGACAGCGCCTGCACCTAGCTTATCAGCTGGCAAGCCTGTTGCCTCGCTCAAAGCTGCGAACACTCCAATACCACGCTCGGCCAACTGGTTGAGGCTCTCAAGTTCCACCTTGCCTTTGGCGTTTACCTTGGCAAAGATGGCTGCAATTTCGTCGATGTTGTTGCCACTACCTGCAGCAATGTCACCAAGGAACTGCAACTGTTCGTTGACTTGCGACACGTCTGTGCCGCTTGCAATGAGCTGACGCGCTGACTTGGCTACTGCATCAATCTGAAATGGCGTCTTGGCTGTAAAGGCGTTTAGTTGCTGCATCATTTTTGCAGCCTGTTCCGTGCCTCCTGTCAAGCTCACGAATGATGTTTCCAACGTCTGCAAATCTGCTGCACTCTTCAAGGCAGCTGCACCCACGCCAATGATTGGCAAGGTTACACTGCGCGTCATGTCTTGACCTAGCTTTGTGATGTTGCTGGTCATGGAGCGCATGTTGCGCTGCACCCTTCCGAGGCTCTTATTTAGATCGCGCGTATCCGCACCAATCCTAACTACGAGGTCACCTAGTTTCGCCATCTTGTTCTGTTGCTAGTGCCATGAGCTGCGACCAGCCCTGACCTGGATTCTTTTTATTTGATTCTTCCCACGGGAAGGTTGCAAGGTCTTTGGGTTTGATGCTTGCTCCCTTCTTGGTATGTACGTTCAGCAACAACGCGGTTTGCCATCGGACGCGCTCCCAATTGGAACGGTCAAATTGTTCCTGGGATTTGCATCGACCACGCACCGCGTTGCCAAACTCACGAAATGTGAAGTCATAGAGGGAGTCAGGCGTAAGGCTCAAAAGCCCTAGGCCCAACTCCTCTATTTCGTCCCATTCAAGTGGATCTCCTGACTTGTCTCCGTCGTTTTTTTTTCTGGCGACATTGACTCTTCGATGACCTTCATCACCGCTGGCAAATCAGTCACATCCACAAGCCCTAGAAAATCGTCGATTTCCATTTTAAATTCCATGCCTTGCTTGCGGCATCCCTCCTGTACAAAGTAGTACAACAGTTCTGGCATCATGGTCACGTCTTCGCTGTCAAGTGTTGCCACCTTGTTGCCTGTGGCACGTTCAAAGGAACGCCAGGCACGCATGTTGGCCTTGACGGGAAAGGTCTGGTTGTCTAGGGTGATGTTCATTTATCAGCTGTGTGCTTGGAAGGTGATGGCGCTGACGCACTCAAGGGTGCAAGTGTAAGAAGCATTGTCTTCTGTTCCTGCGCTCAACTCCAAAGAAGTGATGTAGGCTTCAAAGACAATCTCTTGGTCTCCTGCAATCTCTGTGCTGCCAGTCCAATCAATAGCAGCAACCTTGACATCTTGCTTGTTGCCAGCCAAGAAATCAATCATTAACTCGTTGTATCCATTCGCAGCGTCTTGCGCATAGAAGGCAGTAAAGTTGACGGACAAAGATTTCAAGCCTGGAAGCAACGCGCGGTATCCGCCATTGTTTTTGCTTGTGGTGTCGCGTGTCTCTGTTGAAACGCTTACGCTCAAATCTGTTACGTGGTCTGCGATGACGGGAGTGGTTCCGTCTGTCTCGAACATGACCGTGTAAGTTGAGCCATTGAAAATTCCTGTAGAGGCCATTTTATTCGTTGTTAGGGTTGTTTTTAATTCTATCGGAAATCAGCATGTTGATCAGCACGTCCAAGTACCCGAACACTTTGTTATCGGATTCTGTTGGCGTGATGTTGACCACAAGCTTAATAAAGGCGAGCAGTCCTAGGACCAACTCACCAAGGTTGTCTGTAAACCAATCTGGTGTAATCATATCTATCGTGTTATTCTTACTGTGTAATCCTGGACGCTCACATACAAGCTGCGCTCTGCGCTAACCTCTGTGACTTCGTTGGTGTACTGGATGCTCTGCACTGTGACAGCGCCACCAGACACGCTTACGGTCTTGCTCTTTCGGTCTAGTGCAGCACGTACCTTGTCTGCCAAGTCGTTTGCTGCGGAATATGTAGAGGCCACACTAAACAACTCCACTTGTGCTTCGTCGATTGGTGTGCCGTCTTTTGCGTCTGAAGGGCTGTTGGACACAACGCTGTAGACAATGTATGGCGCGTCAGCTCCCTCAACTGCAAGCTCTGGATAGATGCGGTTGGTGATGGCTGTGACATCGCTAGAGTCAAGCAACAAGGCGCGTATGGCTAGACCTACTTTCATTTCATGAAGCGTTCGTATTCCTTACGCAGCAAGCGCGTCTGGAGTTGCACCATTCGTTGTTGTGTTGCCTTCTGGCTGCGCTCAAAGACGCCTGTGTTCTGTGTGCGCTTCTTTATGCCAAAGCTGTCACCACCTTCGACAATGTGCGCGAACCAGCCATCTGCATACTTGCGTGTCTTACGCTTGCCAATGGTGTTGGTCTTTGGTCCAGCAAGTACCTTGATCCTGTCTTTCTGTGGCTGAAACACTCCAATGCTTCGACGCAGCTGGCCACGCTTGACAAGTATATCTGTGCCGCTTTTGCGTTGTACGAAGATGTCACGGTCAAAGTCTTTGATGTTAGCCTTGAGGCTAGCGTTGTAAACCTCACCCACTCGCTCATTGATGGTGACAAGGTTCGCAAAATCCTTCTCGCTCCAAAGTGCAAGTTTCTCCAACTTCTTGAGGGCCTGATCTAAGCCTTTCACTGTTACTGTCTGCATCACTCCGATACTACACGTTCAGTAACAAGGTGAAGCTCATTCTTGCGGCCTACCTCTTGGATGGCCAGAATGTTGTAGTATTCCGCGCCATACTTTACACGGTCGCTTGCTGCAACGGTGCGTGTGGTGGAGCTGCTGCGAATGCGCCAGGTAACGCGATTGATGCTGGTCTCCTGTTCCATCTGTACGTTGCTGCTAGCACTCTTATTGTCCAAGGCAGCCCACACAGTAGTCAAATCTGACCACGCGCCTGTAGGCTCGCCAAAGTCGTTGACAGCTGTGCCACGCTGTTGTAGCGTGATGCGACGATCCAAGAAACCCAACGTTCATTGCCTCATGTCGATTATGCGCTCGCTGCTCAAAAGGCTGCGCACGCTCATAGGCATCTCGGTTGCTATTGTGCCTGTGACAACGGCACGCCTGTTCTCGTACCAGTGTGTCACAAGCAACTTGGTGGCTACCTGCACAGTTGCGCTAGGTACTGCACCACAAAAGCACAACACCGTGACAGGCGTTGCGTTATAGTCCTCAAGGTCTGGCGTATCGTGAAAGCTGATGCGCGTTGTGTTGTCCGTGAGGGATTCGAAATAGTACTTGTCAGTCGCAAGGGTTTGCGTTGCTCCGCTTGTGTCCTTGTAAGAAACTGACTGTACCTGTGTCACTGGTCCAAAGGCAAGGGACGCATTGCGCCACCTTTCCAAATGGAAGACGGTTGCTCCACTAGCTGCAAAGTGACGGTTGCAGTAGTCTGAGATATGAGCAGACGCAGCATCGAGCAAGGACGTAATGGTGGTGTCCTCGTCGCTGTGATCCACGCGCAGAAATTCCTTCATATCTGCTAGAGATACAATGTCAGTTCCTGTGGCGTATGCTGGCTTGCTTATAATCATATCGGAGAAAAAAAAGGAAGCCCAGCCCTATTGCCAGGCTTCCAAGTTTTGGTCAATTAGGCGATGAAGTCCTTGAGGTAAGCCAAAGCACCTGACTGGCGCACGGCTGTATCGTAGAACTTGTTCACGTGCAAGGCAATCTGTGCAGTGCCAGCGTTGCTGTATGGGTCGACCAAAAGGTCAACACCACCAAAGAACGCGAGCAACATGCCCTGTGCGTAGTCACCAAACAACACGGCTCCAGTAGTGCCAACGGTGTCGGCGTCTACAAGGTTTGGCGTGTAGAAGGTGTTGTATCCGTCGATGCTGTTTCCATCAATCAAAGCGCTGATGTTTGCAACAGCGGCTTCAGACTTCAAGATTTGCATGGCAGTAGGTGAAGCAACGAAAGCACAACGGCCCAAGTCACCACCAGCCTGTAGCACAGCCTTCTGCATTGCGTACAAATCGCTCGCAGCAACAGAACCACCAGCCTTATCGACTGCGTTTCCAGCACCAGCAGCAGCAGCAGCAAAGACAGCCTTGTCAATTGTTTCGTTGACGCCAGCGGCCAACTCACGTGAGATGAGGGCGTCAACGCCAGCACCACCTTGGAGCATCAATTGCTTTGACCACAAGGTCTTGGCAGCGACACGCTTAGGTGTGAGGTTGACTTCATCCATTTCCAAGGTAGAGTCAGCGTCTGCGGAAACTTCTGTTTCAGCTGTACCAACTGCCTTGTTTGACACGCGTGGAAACTGCAAGTTTGCAGATGCGTTGTTGATGGTTGTGACACCAATGCGCTCGGCCATAGATGGTGCGCGCAAAGCGTCAATGGCTCCTGGTACTTCAGTTGCCACAAAACCTGACCCGTCACCAGAACCAGCCTGGAAGTCATCAGCACCACCAGCACGCAACAACGCGTTTGCAGGGATACCAATTTGTCCTGACATGTTCAAGCCACGTGACTGGAACTCCTTGGCCGCTTCTTGCGCCCACTCAGCTTCAGCACCTTCCAAAGACTTACCAAAGCTGGCAGCCATCACCGCACGGCTCAAAGAAAAGCTGCGGTTGATTTTGTTGATTTCCTTGACCTCGGTGACAGTCGTGCCGCCCATCTGGGCTTGACGTGCAATCATGTCTTCGTGGGCTTGGCGACGCTCAATCTTGGCGTCCAGACGCTCCACCTCGCGCTTGGCAAGGTCGGCCTCTTCTTGTTCGTTGTTGGACCAATCGCGGTTCTCTGTGTCTGCGATATTGACCAACTCTTCAAAGCGATCAGCGTGCTTGGCACGTGTCGCCTTCATCTCGTTGAGATTCATGGTTGTTGTTTTAGAAATAGTTTCACTCTTTGTATCTGTGTCGGCCTCCGCTACTGCAATGGCTTCGTCAAGTTCAAGCTGTTGTTCACGCGCCTGTACCGTGGCGGCTGCGTATGCTGGGTAGGTCACGGGTGACACATCCAACAACTGCCGCACCTTGTC